GTCGGGGGCGATCAGGGCACGCTTCACCATCCCGGCGACGACCATCCGCAGAATGTCCGGGTCGACAGCGCCCGACGTCACCTGCCCGTCGATGCCGGGGAACCGCTGACGGAGCAACGCCGACGCATCAGCGCATAGCGCCTCAGCGACGTTGGCCTCCGCGTCAGTGAGGGGCCGCCAACGGTCTGCCACGTCCTGCGGTACAGCGAACGGTGCAGCCATGACGACCCCTCACCTTGCGTGTGTTCAGTTGGACTCGGCGGCCGGGGCCTGCGGTGTCTTCGCAGCCGACGCCGAGAGCTTGTCGACCAGGCCCAGGTCGGAGAGGCGCTTGGCCTCGTCCGCCGAGACGTGATCCGGCAGGACTGCACCTTCGTACAGGTACAGGTCCGAGCCGTCTTCCTTCTTCGTGATCACCAGGGGGGCGGTGACGATGTGCTGCTGCGCCATGTCAGACTCCGATCAGGGTTAGGCGGCTGCGCCGGTCAGGACGAAGCCGGACGCCGGCTCCTGGACGATGGGGACGGTGACGCGCCGCATGCGGAGCTTCCAGGCGTCCTCGTCGTCGTCGCGGATCGTCTTGCCCTCGACGCCGAGCGCGCCAGCGTTCGAGTAGCCCGGCCCGCCGAGATCCTCGTCGGCCATGCCGCCGAGCATCTTGGAGTCGACGACCAGGATCGTGCCCGGCGTCGGCAGGTTCGGGGTCGGCAGGAACCGCATCCCGTCGATGACCGCGAACTGCCCGGACATCGCCGAGTTGACGGCCTGCTCGCGCGGGAGGAACCCGCCCGACACGAAACCGGAGTAGGCACGCGCCCACGTCGCGTCGTCGAGGACCACGGTGTCAGGGTCGTAGCCCTGGTTCAGCGCCAGGATCGACGCCTTCGCCTGCGACACGTCGGTGAGCATCTGCGCGGCGGTCGCCGTCTTCCACGAGGCTGTCACCGCAGCGGTGGCGGTGATCGCGGAGGCGATGGCGGACAGCGCGATCGAGTCGATGAACTTGACGTTCTGGTTCACCAGCTTCAGCAGAGCCCGGTTGACAGGGTTCATGAGTTGCCGCTTGATCGCCTCGTCCGTGACCTCGGTGTCCTGGCCCCACTTGACCGTCTTCGCCATCGAAGCCGCACCAGTCGGGGCGGTGGTCATCGGGTACTCGGAACCGGGCGCCACGGCGCGCGGGTTGTCGCTCGTGAAGATCGACTCACCGGTCTCGTACAGCACCGCGCCGCCGCTGACCTGGAACCGCTGCGTCAGGACCGCATCGGAGATGTACCGCTGCATCGCGAGGGTACGCAGAGCACGGGACACGAGGGTCGGGGTGGCGAGGAACCGGTTGATCGTCTCGACGTCACCGGAAAGGGTGGGCGATGCCGGGGGATAGGTGTAAGGCATGTCAGCTCACTCTTTCTATCGAGCCATCTTGACTTCGACGATGTTCGTCGCAGTCGCAGTGGTCAGGGCGATACCGACGACCTTGTAGTCGGCGGTTCCGTTCGTGTGGGCGACGACAGTGCCGTTCGCGCCGGCCTCGACGAGGCTGCCTGCGGTGACTCCGCCAGTGCCCGCAACGAGCTTCTGCACGCCGCTGCACCACACGGTGAGGTTGGAGCCGGAAGCGACGTCGAAGCCGGCGACGCCGACCCACGTAGCGTCGCCCGCGGCGGACTGTGCGACGGTGCCGGAACCCGACACCGACACGAGGTTGCCGGCAGTGATGGAACCCGACGCCGACCGCGTGATCTGATGCCCGTCTTTGTGAAGCGGGAGATAGTCAGCCATGATGGCCCTTTCTGGGTTTGGGGATAGTTGCGTCGGCAGCCGGACGTGGGACCGGAGTTACTTGGCCCCGAACAGGCGCGCGAAGATCGCGTCCTCTTCGTTGTCTGCTTCTCCGGGCGTGGCGCCGGGACGCATGTGCTCCACCGGCCGCGACTGCGGCTTCGGCGGGGGGGTCTGCTGCTGCGCTTGGGCAGCGAGCAGGGTGGAAATCTTCTCGGCGCGTGCCGTGATCTCCTCTTCAGTGCCTGACCCGAGAAGGTCGAAGTGGTCAGCGGGGATGCCGTGCGTGGCAGCGGCCTTGTAGCGGATCGCTTCTGCTGCTGCCTGCTCGGCGCGCTTCTCGGCAGCCGCCTGGGCTTCCTGGATGCGCTGTAACTCAGACTTCGATGCTTCCTCGAGCTGGCGGAACTGGTCAGCCATCGGCTGCACCTCGGCGAGCTTCGTGCGGTAACCCGCGGCTTCCTTGTTCGCCTTGGTAATCGCGTCCCGCGCCCACTGCGGCAGGGTGTTCGCATCCTGCTGCTCTGGCTGCTGCGGCGGCGCCTCCGGGGCGGGCTGCTGCGTTTCGGGCGTGACGGGTTCGGTCATGCTGCCCTCCTGGGGCGATTGGGTTTGTGGAGCGCCTCGCCCACCTGGGGCGAGGAAGTAGAGAGGGCCGCGAGTTACGCGGCGGGGGCGGTGTTGCTGGCCTGGTGGTCGTTCCAGGCTGTGCGGAACGCCTTCATCGCGTCGCCGCCACCGCGCTCGGTGTAAACCTGCGCGGCGGTACGGCTGATCTCGGGCAACTCCTGATTGCGGGAGAACGCCGGGGCACCGAAACAGCCGCAGTCGTTGTGCGACTTGAAATCGACCGTCTCACGCTTGTAGACCACGCCTCGCCCGGCCAACATGGCACAGAACGCGCACGGATGGCCGTCAGTGACGCGGAAGTAGCCGACCGCGACCGGATCAGCCTTCACCGTGTCTGTGATCGTCGTGCGGCCACCATCGAGCGCGATCCGTGACGCAGTGCCCAACGTCGTCGACAGCGCCGTGCCGGGCCGCGCAGTGTCCCGCGTCAACATCCCCGGACCCGAGAAACCGAGCGCCCTAGCGATCCACTCAGCATCCGGTGCCGCCGCGAGACGGATCAGCGACTCAGGCGCGCTCGAGGCCGTCGCCGTGGACCGTGCCGCACGATAGAACGCCGCCGCAGCCGTCGACGACTGCGCGTGATACCGGCTGATCAGTGCTGTCATCGCCGCAACCCAGCCGGGAAACGACCCAGCCAGGTCCGACTTATTCAGCAGCGGCCACAACTTCACCACGTCACGCATCAACGCCGCCCGAACCGCCAACTGCACCGACCGGGCACCCGCCGCAGCACCAACCGCGTACTGCGCGCCGCTCGACCGCTGCTGCGCGGGCGCGGTCATCCGTTACCGAGCCCACCCGCAGCGAGACCGACACCAGGGTCAGCCGCCGGGGCCTGCTGCTTCGACAACGTGACCATCAGCTTGTCCAGCGAATCCCCGGACTTGATCAGCTCGACCGCGCGAGCCTGATCCTGATCCGTCCAACCCGGAATCCGCTCCCACAACATCTCCGCCGGGATACCGAGCATCTGCTGCATCTTCCCCAGCGCATCCACGATCGCACCCGGCGACGTCGTGGACATGTCCCGCCACCGGATCTGGCTCGAGGTGTCGGTCGCCGCGTCGTCGTCGCCGTCGATCATCGCGGCGGTACGCAGCACCAACTCCCACGTCTCACCGAACGACGTCTTGATCTCCGAACCCTTACGGTCCTGACCCGCGTCGTTCGACGCCACCGCCTCGGGCGACACATTCCGCATCGCCGCCGCGGACTTCCCCAACGTCGACGCCGGCACCTGAGCGATAGCCGACATGTCGCCGAGCGCGGAATCCTTCGACGTGATGTACCGCGACAGGTCGGTCTCGGTGAACTCCCCGACCTTCACAGTGTCGTCCTTGAACGCCCAGAAGTCAGCGACGGACGCCTTCAGGTTCTCCTGCTCCGACTGCGGAATCCAGCCGATCACGTAACGCTGCTTGAACGCCGCGTAATACTGCGCGACCAACATCCCGAACGTCGTCTCGTCGATGCGCTTCTGGATGTCGATCAGCGGCTCGACGAGCCCGAACTGCTCCTCACCGGACAGCAGCATCCGGTCACGGAACCGCGCCACCGGGCAGAAACCGAGCCCGTGCTCGCGGGCCTCGATGAACTCCCACGTCGTCCCCTCGATCGGGAACGTCACTGCCGCGCCCAGACCGGAACGGCGGAAGTCCTCGACGCCGATGTGATAGACCATCTCTTCGTCGAACAGCCGCACCATTGGCCCGTTCACGTCCAGCGCCATCATCGGCCACTCGTCGACGTCCGGGTCCTGATAGATCGCGGTCATGCGCCGCGGCGAGTACCCCTTGATCACCGGGGCCTTGTCGCCCGGCAGCACCGTCGCGTAAGACGCACCGAACTGCAACGCCGACCGGTGAATACCGGTCTGCCGCGCATCCAGACCGTTGACCTGCCAGTAGTTCCACGCCTTCGACGGCACACCGTTCGCCTCGATGTACCCGTCCGCCTTCATCACCTGGGAGAAGGTGTCCAGGATCAGCGGCAGAAAGTTCGTCCGCGACTTCCACGCGAGGTTCTTCATGACCTGCGGCGCGT